ACTTTCCGCCGCACCGGGTCTATGTCGAGCCGTTCGGCGGGGCGGCTTCGGTGCTGCTGCGCAAGCCGCGCGCCTATGCCGAGGTCTATAACGATCTCGACGACGAAGTCGTCACGCTGTTCCGCGTGCTGCGCGATCCCGACCAGGCGGCGCGGCTTGCCGACCTGTTGCGACTGACGCCGTTTGCGCGGGACGAGTTCCGACTGGCTTACGAGGCGACCGAGGATCCGGTCGAGAAGTCGCGGCGTCTGATCGCGCGCAGCTTCATCGGGTTCGGCTCGAACGCGCACGCAAGCCAGGCGCGCGGGCATCGCTCTACCGGCTTTCGGTCTGATTCCAGAAAGTCAGGCACGACCCCGGCGCAGGACTGGCGGAACTATCCCGACGCGTTGACGGCGATCGTTGAGCGGCTTGCGGGCGTCGTCGTGGAGAACCGGGACGCTGGCGACGTAATGGCACGGCACGACGGGGCGGAGACGCTGCACTATGTCGATCCGCCCTATGTACATGAAACCAGGTCGCGTCGCGCCCGGCGGGCCGATGGCGATGTCATCGCCTATCGCCACGAACTGACGCGCAATGATCACGCGGCGCTGTTGCGGCAGATCGAGCGGCTTGCCGGGATGGTCGTGTTGTCCGGTTACGCCGACCCGCTCTACGATGAAACCCTGACCAACTGGCGGCGGGTCGAAATCGACGCCTATGCGGACGGGGCGCGGCCGCGCACCGAAGTCCTGTGGATCAATCCGGCGGCCGTGGCGGCGGTCGAAGCCGACCGGTTGCCGCTGCTAGCGGGAGCGGGGCCATGAGTGCGCGTCTGCTGGGCCTCGGCTTCGGCTGCGACATGGGCACGACCTATCGCAAGCTGGTGCTGTTGAAGCTCATCGATGCCTGCGACGACGATGGTGCGCGGATCTTTCCCGCCGTCGCCACGATCGCCCGCGCCGCGCAATGCTCGACGCGGCAGGTACAGCGCGAGCTGGCGTTGTTCGTGCGGGTCGGGCTGCTGCGCGTTGTGCAGGAAGGCGGCAAGGGGCGCGGCTCGACGCGCGAATACGCGCTGAACGTCGACCTGCTGCGCTTAATCGAGGCGGAGGGCTGGGACGCGGCGACCGCGGCCGGTGCAGATGCGGTGGGCGCAGACGCGGCTGTCAGCGACGCGGCTGACGACGCGGCCGGGGACGCGCCTGGCGGGGCGGATACGGCTAAGGGTGACAGGGAGTCACCCTTAAGGACCGCCCCTAAGGGTGACAGCGGCGACACGTTTAGGGTGACAGGGGCGACATCTAAGGGTGACAAGCTGAGTCACCCAACCCCTTATGACCCCTCAAGAGACCCCTCAAAGAGAGAGCGCGCGCGGCCGGGCGACACGGGCGGGCAGGACAAGGGGGGCACGCAGGACAAGGGGGGCGTGCATGACGACGGGCGATCGGCTGCCGGACAGACCGTCGCCGATTTTCGCGCCGCCTATCCCGCCAGCGGGCAGGACGACCAGGACGCGATCGACCGCGCCTGGCTGGCGCTGACGCCCGGCGAACGGCAGCGGGCGCTCGACCGGCTGCCTGCGTTCCTGGCCGAGCGGCGTGCGCAGCGGCCGAAGCTCGGCCGGCTGTTCGCGCAAATCTACCTGTCGCAAAAGCGCTTTGACCAGGTGCACGATGCGGCGCCTGACGGACGCCGGGCGACCGGGCACAAGGTGGTTCTGGATCATCACAGCCGGGTGTGGTGGGCCTATCTGCTGGCGCTGCTCGACAGCGGGGAAATCCGCAAGGCGCGGCTCGTCAGCGATCTTGCCAAGGGCGGCAGCGGATGGGCCGTGGCGCCGGGGCAGGTGCCGGCGCCGGAGGCGGTCGCGGCGCTCGTAAAGGTCGCCTCGACCTCGCCGGAGTGGCAGGCCTGGTCGGCCTGGTTCCGCGCCCGCGGCATCCACTTTCCCCACTGGTCGAAACAGCAATGGTGCTGGCTCCCGGCGCGGCGGCCGGACCTCGTGCACGACCCGGGGGCGCCTGATCCCGCCGTGGAGCTGGCCAAGGCGAGCGGGCTCTAGCAGGAGGCGGGGACGGCTGGAGGCCGGACGGGGACCAAACACCCCCGGCGGGGAGGTCCGCAGGACCGACCGGGAACACCCAAGAGGCGAGGAGCGCCAACCGGCGCGACAGGGGCAGAAGAAACCTGCGAGGAGCGCCAATTGGCGCGACAGGGATCACTGGCGGATATCGAGGAGGCGGATTTGGCGCGGCGGCGGAAACAGGTGAGCCTGGCGGGGCCGGGATATGAAGGGACGCGGCGGATCGTCGACGATATGGCCGACGATCCCTATGGCGGCGATCTGCCGATCCGGGTCAACCGGAACGCAAGGCACGATCCCGTCGAACAGCTCTATCACCAGACCCGGAACGGCAAGCGGCTGATCGGCGAGGCGGAACGCGCGGCGGGCCACGAAATCCGGCGGCTGGTCGAGGCGGCCGGGCTCGATGCTGTGCGGGCGATCCTCTACGAGGCGATCCGGGTCGACGGCGGCAGACGTGGCGCAGATATAACCGACTATCGGCTGGAGGCGGCCGACAGACTGCGCTGGCTGCGCATGCGGCTTGGCGACGAGACGTTCGGTCTTGTGGTGTCGGTGGCCGGCTATGGCGAGACGATCAGCACGGCGGCGATCCGGTTCGAGGACGATGTGGCTGCGCGCGCCAACGGGGCGTGCGCCAGGGGGACGCGCGAGCATGTCGGGTGGCTTTTTCGGCGCGCCCTGAAGAATGCCGCCGACGCGCTGTATGGCCGGGCGGAAGGTCCGGACCAGGGGCGGATCAGGGCGGAGAGGGCGGTGAGAATGCGCCAAGGCTGATCGCAGGCGGAAAGGCCAAGTATATCAAGCGGAAAGAATAAGCTGAAGACGCTGCGGATACTATAGATTGCTTTTGCTCGGATGAGTACAAAACGCTCAGAAATCGGCATGAATCAGACAGTGCGAATGATAGGGATTACGAGCTATTGTAAAATTTCTTACAGATTGCTATCATAAGATGCATTAATTATTTTATACAATTTATAAGGAGGAAGCCATGGCTAAGCAGTTTGGCGGTGATAACGATTTTGACCTTTCCAGTCTGTCAGACCGGAGATTGCCGCTTCGCGATCCTGACGACAGTTTCCCCTTTTCCAAGAAAGGGAAACAGAGTCAGACCTGCGGATTGCTCGACTATGACGGGTACCAGGTAAATGAGGGAATCGTTCCCGGCACCTGGTTCCTGACCGTAACGGGGAAGCTCAGTACGATTTCGATGAGCGTCACGCTACGACCGCTCATTTATGTCGATCAGCCGGAGTACTGGGGTATCGAAGTCACGGGCTGCCTGCCCCCGATCGTCCTGCCGATGACCGGCCGTTTCATCGAAACGATTCCGGTGACGAACTACATGGGCAAGAAGGGTATCGAGGTGATCGGTGCCACCAAATCGGACAAGTGGGACAAGAGGTGATCAACCGGAGCGTCCGGCGCGTGGCCGCTGCCGGGCCGAGGTGGGAAGCTTGACACCCTATCGGGTAGGGTCGTACTGAATCTCACCATAGTTGAGTCGTGCGCCCGGCCGGGAAACCCCGCTGCCGGGCGTTCTCGTTTCAGCTCCGCTTACAGCGGCAATCCAGCCGACCGGACCGGGAAGGCGTCATGTAGACCGGCCCGACGTCAGGCGTTCAAACAGACATCAGCAGAGCAGGGCGGGCGGCCATGCAGCTAACCGTTCAGTCGACGGCGCAATCGTTTGCCCGCCAGCTTACCGATATCCAGAAGCGGCAGATGCCGTTCGCGCGGGTCGTAGCGGCGACCCGGTCGGCGAAGGTGGCGCAGGCCGATCTCAAGGCGGCCATGCCGCAGGTGTTCGACCGGCCGACGCGGTTCACCGTCAACAGCCTGTGGACCTCGCCGGCGACCAAGGCGAATCCGGTCGCCGAGGTGTTCTTCAAGGACGCCATTCCGCGCGAGCGGGCGGCGGGGGAATACCTGAAACCCCAGGTGCATGGCGGGCCGCGTCCGCTCAAGCGGTTCGAGAGGCGGCTGCGCGACCGGGGGCACTTGAGGCCGGGCGAGTTCGTCGTGCCGGCGCGGGGTTTCCGGCTCAATCGCTACGGCAACGTCAGCGCCGGGACGATCCAGAAGATCCTGTCGAACCTCGGCGCGCAGCGGGACTTCGAACAGAACACGACGGCGAAGTCGGCGAAGCGGCGCGGGCCGAAGGCGGCCGTGTACTTCGTACCGAGGTCGAATGCGAGGCTGCCGCGCGGCATCTACGAGCGGCGCGGCAAGCGCATCAAGGCCGTGTTCGTCTTCGTGCGCCAACCGGTCTACCGGGCGCGGTTCGACTTCTACGGGATCGGCATGGCTTCGGCGCGGCGGGCCTATCCGGTCGAGTTTCAGAAGGCGCTGGCCCAGGCCGTGCGGACCTCGAACTATCGCGGCAAGTGGAAATGAGCGACGGGGCCCGCCATTGCCATCGACGCCTACAACACAACAAGCCGCGCGGGTCCTTCCTCGGCCCAATCCGCCGCGGGTAATTAGCGCCCCGCAGTTTTTCCAGTGAACCAGTCAAAAATTCACGGTTGACGATGTTGACGACAGAGACAACCGGGGTTGACGCCCCGCGCGCGGTTATGTGGACGGTGTCGCGCGTTGCCGAACGCGACGGCGTGTCCAAGCAAGCCGTTTCTAAGAAGGTGCGGGCGCTCGCGGAAAAGCACGGCCTTTCCGTCAACCGCGACGGGCAGGGACGGATCGTCAGTTTTAATGTTGCGGAGTACGATCATCTTCGCGGCCGCTTCGACGATCCGTCGAAATCGCAGGCGCCGGCGAAGACCGATACTCCGGCCAGCAATCAGTCCGAGACCTATGACGAGGCGGTCCGGCAGAAGACCTGGCTGGAGGCCGAGAAGCGCCGCTTGGAGCTGGCCGAGATCAAGGGCGAACTGGTGCGGGTCGGGAAGGTGACCGATGCCGTGGTCCGGAGCTTCGAGCAAATCAACCGCATAATCGACCGCCTGCCGAGCGCAACGGACGAACTGGCCGCAGCCGTCGCCAAGGATGGCGGCCATGGCCTTCGCGTCGCGCTCAAGAATTTGTCCGGCCGGATGCGCGGCGACATCGCCGATGCGCTGGAGACGATTGCTGCCGGCGAGCCGCTGCAGGAGCGGGATACGTGAGCATCCATGTCGCGCTACCTGGCGGTCACCCGAACGCACTGCGGCTGATCGCCGAGGCGCTGAGCAAGGGAATCCGACCGCCGGAGCCGATGCCGTTCTCGCGGTGGCTGACGAAAAACATCGTACTCGTCGATGGGCCTGCCGCCGGGGATATGTGGAGTGTCGAGGGCGCGCCCTATCTGCCGGAGATCGCCGACTGCCTGAGCGACGATCATCCGTGCAATCTGGTTACCGTCCGTAAGTCGCAGCAGTCCGGCGCCTCGATCCTGGCGCTGGCCTGGTGCCTCTATATCGCCGATCGCGAACCGTCGAACGTGCTCTATGGCGTTCCTGGCATCGACTCTCTGCGCGACCTGAACTCGAACAAACTGCAGCCGCTGATCGATGCCTGGCAGAAGCATATCAAGCGGACGGTGATCATCCCGCAGACCTCGCGCTCGGGCGCCGGTTCGACCACTTACGAAAAGCGTTTTAGCGGTGGCTTCCTGGCCCTAGGCAACGCCAACGCCGTCATGGACCTGTCCATGAAGACGGTCAAGAAAGGAGTAAAGGACGAGGTATCGAAGTGGCAGGACATCCCGGGTTTCGGCGATCCGGAAAAGCTGTTCTTCGGCCGGTTCACGGCGTTTCGGCGGACGCGCAATTGGAAGATCCTCGAAATATCGACGCCCGAAATCGATTCCGGCGACGAGGAGGGGGAAGCCGAAGGGCATTGCCGGATCGATCGTTCCTTCCGGCAGTCCGACCAGCGCTTCTGGAACTGCGAGTGCCCGGAGTGCCGGCAACTATTCGTCCATAGCGACGACCGTTTCCTCGTCGACGCCGCGCATCCGCATCGCAGCATCTACGAATGCCAGTGTGGACACCATATCAGCGAGCCGGAACGGGTGCTGGCGGTGCGTGCCGGCAAGTGGATCGCGCAGCGGCCGGAAGTGGCCGATCATCCCGGCTTTCATATCGACGCGTTCATTTCGATGATGATGAGCTACGAGGCGATCGCCGAGGACCGCCTTGCTGCGAAGACCGAGCCAGAGAAGAAGCTTTATCACAATCTGGTGTTGGGCCTACCCTACAAGTTCAAGGGCGATGCGCCCGATCACGTCCGCCTCATGGAGCGTGTCGAGCCGCACCTCAAGCGCGGCCACGTGCCACCACGGGGCCTGATCCTGACTGCCTTCGCAGATGTCCAGATGCGCGGGATCTGGCTCGAGGTCGTAGCGGTCGCGCCGAACCGCGAGACTTGGTGCGTCGATGCGCTCTACATCGACGGCGACACGTCGGACTGGAACGGCCCCGCGTTCCGCCAGCTCCGCCGCGAGACGATCGACCGCGAGTTCCCCGATGCGTTCGGCCGGATGCGGCGGCTCGACGCGCTCGGCGTCGACTCCGGCTATCGCGCGAACGTCGTCTACGCCTGGGTGCGCAACAATCAGCGGGCGCACCCGGACACGGGGCGGGATCTCGTGCTGGCTACCAAAGGTCTGAAAGGCTGGGGGCGCCCCGCGATCGGCCAGCCGACGCTGCAGGACATCGATCTCGACGGCAAGAAGATCGCGCAAGGTGCAAAACTCTGGGGTATCGGCACCTGGCCGCTCAAGGTGACCATGTACGCGGACCTTCGCCAGGTCATCCCGGAACCGCCCAACGATCCTGTACCGCCGGACGGCTATTGCCATTTCGGGCCGTGGTGCGACGAGGTGTATTTCAAGCAGCTCACCGGCGAGCAGCTTGAAGACATCAAGTTCCGGGGCCGCGTCACATCGCAACGATGGGTCAAGACGCGCGAGAACCATTTCCACGACTGCCGGGTCGGCAACCTCGCGCTGGCCGACTATCTCGGAATCTCTTCGACGACGCCGGAACAGTGGGCCGCTCTGGCCAGCGCGAGGGGATTGCCGGACGAGCTCAGCAAGGTGGATCTGTTCACGCCTCGGGACGAGGCCGAAGTTCTCGACGCCGGCGATGCGGCCGCAGCTATTGCTGCTCGAAAAGACCACGAAAAAGCGGAACAGGAACAGTCTGTCGAACAGCCCTGGATCGCTCCGACGGACGACTGGATGAGGCGTTGACATGGCCTATTCGCAAACCCAGCTCGATGCGCTCCGGAAGGCATATGCGATCGGCGCGCTAACGGTCGAATATGCCGGGCAGCGGGTCACCTATCGCTCGCGTGCAGAGATGAAGGCGATCATCGACGAGATCGATGCGGCGCTGAATCCGTCGACGGTATCGCCGCGCACATCTTTCGTGCAGCACTCGCGGGACTGAGATCATTCCCATGAACTTTCTGGACCGGACGATCGCCACGATCGCGCCGCAGGCGGCGCTGCGTCGTGCGCTGGCGCGTGCTCAGCTCGACGCCGTGAGAGCCTTCGATGCCGCCGGGAGTGGTCGGCGGACGGGCTCGTGGATCGGGTCGAACGCCTCGGCCAATGCCGAGACGCGCGGGGCGCTGTCACGCATTCGCGCCCGGTCGCGAGACGTGGTGCGCAATACCTGGTGGGGGCCGCGGATCGTTTCGGTGTTCACCGCGCACGCCGTCGGCACCGGCATTACGCCGGTATTCAAGACCGGGGATAAAGCGCTCAACCGGGAAGCCGCCGAGCTGTGGCGAGACTGGGGTAGGACCTGCGATGCCGAGGGACAGCTCGGGATCGATGGGCTGGTCGGACTGGGCTGCCGCAGCATCATCGAATCAGGCGAAGTCCTGGCCCGACTCATTCCGATGCAACGCAGCGGTAAACGGGTTCCGCTTGAGATCATGTTGCTTGAGCCGGATCACCTGGACAGCAGCCGGGATACGATAACCGCTGGCCGTATCGTCGATCAGGGTATCGAGTACGGCGCGTCGGGACGCCGTTCGGCCTATTGGCTGCTGCCGGAACATCCGGGACACCGTGGCCTGATCTCGCGGCAAACCTCGGTCCGGGTCCCGGCCGATCAGGTATTGCACGTCTATCGGAAGGATCGGATCGGGCAGGGGCGCGGCGTACCCTGGGTGGCACCGGTCATTCTCAACGGCCGCGACGTGGCGGATCTCGAGGAGGCGATCCGGGTCAAGGCGCGTGTCGAGGCCTGCCTCGCGCTTCTGGTGAAAACAAACGATACCGCGCGAACGCTCGCCGGAGCGCAGACAGAAACGAAGTCGGACGGGTCGCAAAGGCGTCTGGAGACGCTTTCGCCTGCGATGATCCGATACCTCGAACCCGGCGAGGACGTGGAAGTGGTCAATCCGTCGTCTTCGCTCGCCTTCGAGTCGGTGCTGCAGAACTCCTGGATGACGCTCGCCGCCGGCGCGGGCATCACCTATGACCAGCTCACCGGCGATCTGCGCCGCGCGAACTATTCGTCACTGCGCGCCGGAAAGATCGAGTTTCGGCGCCTCGTCGAGCAATTCCAGTGGCTGACGCTGGTTTCGATGCTGCTCGATCCACTGGCCGACGCATTCGTGGAAATGGCCCAAACTGCCGGGTCTCTGCCGCGTCGCTCGGGGGGGTATCCGCGCGAGTGGATCATGCCCGCCAACGAGCCGATCGACCCACTCAAGGATCTGCAAGCGGACATTCTGGCGGTGCGGGCGGGTCGGATGACCTGGCCGCAGTTCGTCGCCGCTTGGGGCTTCGATCCGGACGAACAACTCGACGAAATCGCCGACTGGATGAACCGGTTCGACGACAAGGAAGTCGTCCTCGACAGCGATCCGCGACGGGCGGCGAAGGGTGTCAAGGGCGCTAGCCAAACGGAGACGAAAGGCGATGGCGAAGACAAGCAACCCGACGACAGCGAAGACGATGGCGCCGGCGGCGATGAGGCGTGAACAGCCGGCCGCGCTGCCGATGCAGCAGCGCCTCGCGCCGCTCGGCATGGTCGACGCGGAGACGCGGACGGTGGATGTCGTCTTCACGACGGGCGCTGCGGTGCGTCGGCGACGGTTCACGGGCTGGGACAGCTCCGTGCCCTATGACGAAATTCTGGTCGTCTCCGAGAGCGCCGTCGATCTCACCCGGCTAAACGCCGGCGGGCCGGTGCTCGACAGCCACGGCACCTGGTCGCTCGATTCCCTGCGGGCAGTCGTCGATCGGGCCTGGATTGACGGGAAAGAGGGCAAGGCGACAATCCGATTTCCGGCCGCCGGAACGCACGAGGCTTCGGATCGGCTATTTGCGATGGTGGAGCAGCAAATCGTTCGCAACGTCTCCTGCGGCTATAGCCAAGACAAGGTCCGTGTCGAGCGCGCCGCCAAGGAGGGCGAGGTCGAGAAGTGGATCGTCGAACGATGGACGCCGATCGAGATTTCGTTCGTAACGGTCAACGCGGATCCGGGTGCGCAGGTCCGCGCGGCCGACGACGATGACAGGTCGCCGGTATTTCCGGTCGAGTTTACTGGCGATTGCGAACACGTCGGCGCAGTCGTGGCTACACGGATGCGCATGACGGCCCGCGCCAAGGGTCTTCGCGTCTAGCTGTCGTTTCCTGACATCGGATCAAATTGCCGCCTGCGTCCACCGGGGCCGCAGGGAGCCGGTTCTATGCCCCGGTAAGACCACAAGGAGAGAGACATGCGAGTCTCGAAAATGCTGATGGCGGCCGCTTTGACGGTCGTGCTTGCCGGCCTCGTCGCCCTGGTGATGCCGGCTCCCGCCGAGGCGCAGACTCTGACGGAGTCCCTGGGTGCCCTGTTCCAGCTCGATCTGTCCTATGCCGAGTTGGGCCTTGTCGCCCTGCGCAAGAAGTTGGGCGAACTGGAAACCCGCGCCAGGACCAAACTGGCCGAGGTGCAGGACGACACGCCGTCCGAACGGGCTGCGGAGATCGAGGACGAGCACTCCAGGATCATTGAGGACATCGAGGAGACCCGCGCCCTGATCGCCAAGGCCGAGCAGGAAGAAAGCAACCGCCCCGGTGAGAGAAATCCGGCGGCGGCGGACGAACTGGAGGTTGAGCGTCGGCGCTCGGCCGAGATCACCACGATGTCGATCCGGCACGCTATGCCGGCGGACTTTGCTTCCGAGCACATCGCCGCCGGCACCAGCCTCGATCGCGTTCGGCAGCTTGTGCTCGACCACGTCGCACAAACGGCGAACGAAACCCGGATCTCGCCGCGCACGCGGATCGTATCGGACGAAGGCGACACGATGCGCGAGGCCATGCAGACCGCAATTCTGCACCGAGCCAATCCGGGGGCAACGCAAATCGATGACGCGGCCCGCCAGTACCGCGGCATGTCGCTGATCGAGATGGGTCGGGTTTTTATCGAGGAAACCCAGGGCATCCGCCTCCGCAATCTCAGCCGTCGGGAGATTGCGACCGTTCTGCTCGGCATGGAAACCCGCGCGGGTATGCACTCGACGTCGGACTTTCCGGAGATCCTGGCGAATGTCGTCTCGAAGCGGCTGCGCAATGCCTATGAGACGGCGCCGCAACACTGGAAGCGGATCTCGCGTCAGTCGAATGCGCCGGATTTCAAGCAGAAGGCCGTCGTTCAGCTTGCCAATCTGCCGAACTTCAAGGAAGTGCGCGAAGGCGGCGAGTTCGAGTATGCCGCGCTGACCGAGGCGGCTGAAAAGTACGCACTGTCAACCTATGGCCGCATCGTTGCGATCACCCGGCAGACGCTGATCAATGATGATCTTGGCGCGTTCGATCGCCTGCCCATGCTGCTCGGACGCGCTGCTGCCGAACAGGAGGCGTCGATCTTCTGGGCGATCCTCGTCGACAACCCGAACATGTCGGACGGGACGGCACTGTTCCATGCCAATCACGGCAATCTCGCCGGATCCGGAACGGCCATCGACGAAACGAACCTTTCGGCGGCTCGTGCGGCAATGCGCAAGCAGAAGGGGATCGCCGCAAAGGCGGCTGACCGCGAGCCGCTGAACATCATGCCGAAGTTCCTGATCGTCTCGCCGGACAAGGAAACGGAGGCGCAGAAGATTCTGACCGCAGTGCTGCCGAACGCGACCAGCGGCGTCAACGTATTCCAGAATTCGATGGACCTGCTCGTCGAGGCGCGACTTACCGGTAACGCCTGGTACCTGTCGGCCGACCCGGCGCAGATCGACACGATCGAATACGCTTATCTCGATGGCGAGGAAGGCCTCTACACCGAGACCCGTATCGGCTGGGAAGTCGACGGGATCGAGGTCAAGGGCCGCGTCGACTTTGCCGCCAAGGCGATCGACTGGCGCGGCTTCTACAAGAACGGCGGCGACTGATCCCCGGCTGACTGACGAATAGACGAAAAGGGCGGCTTTGGCCGCCCTTTCGCGTTCTGGACCAATCCTGAGAATTCCGGAGAACGACACATGAAAAACTTCATTCAGAAGGGCGATTCCCTCAATGTGACGGCGCCTGCCGCCGTCAGTTCCGGTGACGGTGTGAAGCTCGGCCAGATCTTCGGCGTCGCAGTCACCGATGCGGCCAACGGCGCCGATCTCGTGATCAAGACCGAAGGGGTGTTCGAACTCGACAAGGTCGGTTCGCAGGCGTGGACGATCGGGGCGCTCGTCTACTGGGACGACTCGAACAAATACTGCACGACCACCGCCTCCGGGAACGTGCTGATCGGTGTTGCAACTGCCGCGGTTGGCAGCGGCGCCGGCGAAACGCTTGGCAATGTACGGCTGAACGGGTCGTTCCTGGCCGACGAGGCGTAATCACCTTTCACAAATCGGAGCGGGGCCGGCGGCCCCGCTTAACACAGGGTGAAGGCGATGGCGGGCGACATCGGCGTTTTTTCCGGGCTTCCGGAAGCATTTACCGGGGCATTCGGAGAGCCGGTTATCTATCAGCCGGTGGCAGGTGGATCCTTTGAAATCAGCGCGATCTACATCGATCCTTTTCAAGCCGTCGAGGTCTCCGGGATCAGCGTGTCTGTGGAAAGCGTTTCGCACGAACTCCACGTGCGTGCAGGCGATGTTCCCGATGCCGAGCACGGCGACCAGGTGACGATACGAGAAGTCGACTTCCACGTCGTCGGTGTCGAGCCGGACGGAAAGGGCATGGTCCGCCTTGTGCTTCACCAGACCTACAAAGGGGCAGCAGAATGAAAGCCATCCAGATGCTGCGTGGCACGCACCGCGCCGGGCAATTTATCCCGCTTGGGCGCATCCTCAAGGTGCCCGAGGACATCGCGCTTGGTGCTGCAGGTGAACTCGTCGCCAACGGGCGCGCCAAATGGAAATCGGCCCGGAAGGGCAGTTCCACAAAACCGAAGGGATCGGCTGCGCGGGCGAAGCGGAGGGCCTGATCCCATGAGACGCAAGGAAATCGAGTTGCTGGCGGCAACGCCGGTCAACAACGACCGCACGGTCGAGCGCGGCGGCACGGCAATCGTGTCGGCCGGCGAGGCGCGCCTGCTGAAACAGCGGGGCCGGGCGAAGATCCTCCGCGACATTGCCGAGGGCGAGGAAAGCGTCGTTCCCGCCGGCGAAGGCGGGGGCAAGCCTGCCGCGCGGGCGACCCGGCGCAAGGGCGGCAAGAATGCCTCACGCGCGTAAACAGATCCGCGACGCCGCCGTCACGGCCCTGACCGGCCTGACGACGACCGGCGCGCGGGTCTATCCCTCGCGCGCCGTGCCGGTGCAGGAGGATCGGCTGCCGGCGCTGCTGGTCTATACGCGCGAGGAAACCTCCGGCGTCGACACGATCGGCGGCGCCGGCTCGCGGGGCCTGCAGCGGATCTGCTCGCTGCGGGTCGAGGGCATTTGCCAGTCGATCGCGGATCTCGACGACCAGGCGGACGACATCGCCGCGGAAGTCGAAACGGCGCTCGCCGCCGACCCGAGCCTCGGCGGGCTGGCGAAGGATCTGCAACTGACGCAGACCGAAATCGGTTTCACGGACGAGGGCGGCCAGCCGATCGCCGGGGTCCGCATGATTTTCGCGGTTCAGTACCGGACGCGCGAGCGCGCGCCGTCGACCGCGATCTAGGTCGCAGCTCAATCCATGACAGGAGACGGACATGGCAACGCATCACGGTAACGACGGCAGCGTCGCGGTCGGCGCGAATACCGTTGCGGAGATCACCGAGTTCTCGGTGAACGAAACCGGCGAAACCGCAGACGACAGCGCGATGGGCGATACCGCCCGGTCCCACAAGGGCGGCAAGGTATCGTGGACAGGCATCCTGTCGTGCTGGTGGGACGAGACCGACACGGACGGCCAGGAGGCGCTGACGGTCGGCGCCAGCGTCACGCTGAACCTGTATCCAGAGGGCAGCGGGTCGGGCGCCCGCTATGCGACGGGCACCGCGACGATCACCGAGGTCGGCGTCACGACGCCGCAGGACGGCATCGTCACCCGTTCATTCAGCTTCCAGGGCAACGGCGCCCTGACCTGGGATGACGTGTCGTGATGGGCGCGGGCAAGATCATCGACCGCGTCACCGGGCATTTCGACGCGGTCGGCCTGCGGCAGATCGAGG